GTATGGTGATGCCGGCCTATGGTGGGTGTTCTATCAGCGCAATCCCAATACACTAACAGCACCTCCCATGGACTTTGCAGCCGGCACCGCAATTTATCTACCCAAGATTGCCACACTAAAAACTGTGTTGGGATTCTGACATGGCCATTAATCTTGACGCTATTCCTGGATATACTGAATTAAATAATCAACTTGATGCGCTACTAGCAAAAGAAGCTCTGCTAAAGGAACAACAACTTGCAGCTAGAGAAAATGGGGATATTACTGCAGCTAGACAATATGGGGAACAACAAGCTGGGTTAAAAGATCAACAAGATCAATTAGCAACTCAAATAGATAGATTAGTATCGGGCGCACCAAGTCCGGGGCCAAACCCAGTTACCACAACTCAACAATCACAATCTACACCAGCACCCAATGCTAGGGATGACGGACCTACACAAGCACCAACGTCCAGCGGAGTTGGAGCAGGCACAACTGGTAGTTCCGCTACCAGTGTAAATGCCGATGACAATCCAACTCCAACTTCTGCATCTAGACAAACAACAATTAGCGCATCTACCGCAACATTAAATCAATTAATACCCACACAGCCCAATCAACTTGATCAATACGCCAGTTATACCTATGCTCTCAGTTGGTATCTGCTGAGCACAGACCAATTCAATGACATGGTTGCCAGCCAAAAACCCAATGTTGCTGGCTGGCAATTGCTGATGCAAAGCGGCGGGGCCCCGATCAAAGGGCGCAGTCCTGCATTTCCGTTAGACTACTACATGGATGATCTTGAGATCACAACCCTAATCCCCAACGGTGGTGTTAGATTTGCACATTCTGCAACTGATTTAAAATTTAAAGTTACAGAACCCAACGGCATTACGCTAATACAAAATCTTTTTAATGCAGTTCAACGTGTTTATAAAAATTCTCAACAATCACAAACCAATACTTCAAATAATGGCGCACCTGTAGCAAAGTCTGCTACTGCTAACCTAACATTCAACTATCTACAAGCACACTATTGTATGTTTATTGAGTTTTATGGTTACGATAAAGATGGTAATCTTGTTGCTCCTGCCAAGGGTGCATTTAATACCAGTGCCAACAGCGGTGGATATGGACAAACAGCCGTTATTAAAAAATATTATCCATTTCGAATTGTAGATATCAAATTTCAAATAGCCAGCCGTGCCATTGAATATATTATTACAGCAAAGCCTCCTGCCCAGTCCTATGGATTTACCACGGATCGAGGCACAGTGCCATACGCATTTACTATGGCCGGCGCTACTGTACAGCAATTATTAAATGGCGATAAAGTAACCGAAGGCGGCGCATCAACTGGCACATCTGACCCGGGTGCTAGAAAAGATACACCAACCCCGGCGATTCCAGCAACATTACCTAGTATAGTAACTGGGCAAGATAACCCATTGGCCACAGCAGATGGTATGGACTTTACCGCAGGAAACTTTTAATTATGCCACTGTCATTTGATCAAGCTCGAAGAGCCGCAGGAGTTCCAGACGCACCGTATGTACCATTGTCAGTAAGGTCAACCTCCGGGAATACCGGACTGTTATCTCGTATTCCCGGATCTTATGACTCAGAATTGGCCAAAGCAAACCAAGGCCCACCTAAAGCATCTGCAGCACCAGTAGCCGGCAAACAAAGTGTTTTTACAGGTCTGTGTACTGCACTTAACGATTATCAACAAGCATTGGTTAAGCAAAAAAAGAGAGAAATACCAGATCAATATGCAATTGAATTTGCCCCTGCAAGTGTAGGAGCATCAACTGTTAAACGGCCAGGGCCACAGGATACTACTACTGCTACTATGCAAACTCCAGATTCTGCTGCCAAACTTCTGCCAGAAAATAATGCTGTTAATCGTGTTGCAAGAACCTGGCCAGTAAAAGCAGGAACACAAATTATTAAAGTAATCGACGATGTTATGCGCAATAGTAGTTTTATTACAGATCAACAAAACGTAGAAATTAATACTGCCACTGACCCTACAACAGGAATTCAAACACAAACACTTAACGCCAAAGCAGGCACAGGTAATTTCCAGTGGTATAAAATTAGTGTATCTCTTCAAGATTTAGGGTATGATAGAATTATACGTGACCATGCATTTAAAATTACTTTTATAATTACACCGTATGCTGTAGCTCAAATGACTAGCCAGTATTTTCCAGATAGTAGATACCGGGGAGTTCATAAAGCATATCAATATTGGTTCACCGGAGCAAATACACAAGTTTTAAGTTACGAACAAAGTTATAATAATGCTTATCGATTATTTTTATCTGGTGTCGGTGTTGCCCAACAACAAACAGTCAATACAGATTTTAGAGATCAAAATCGTTATATCTATATGGCCACCAGCCCAGACCAGTCTCAGGGTGCTAAAAACTATGCCAACGAGCCCGGTAACAATGCAGCCAGTTTTTTGTATGATCCAACATCTCTAGGCGCAGTAAAGATGCGCATTGTTGGAGATCCGGCTTGGCTACAACAGGGCGAAGCAGGACTAGGTATCAATACTAAAACATTTGATTTCAACCCGTTTAATTCCGACGGATCAATTAACTACGACAGTCAAGCAGTTATGTTTAGTATGGCATTTAATACCCCAGATGATTATGATTTTAACACAGGGCTAGTCAATGTAAATGCCAATAATCGCAACGGCCAACCTCAAGAATATTACACATTCCAGGCTGTTAAGTGTAAAAGCACTTTCAGTAAGGGCAGGTTTGAGCAAGAACTTGAGGGAAAAGTATTGGTTGAGAAAAAGACCTCAAACACTCAACAAGCTGGTAGATCTACTGTAGCTACTACAGCCACCGCAGACACTCGTTCTAATGCGTTACAACAAAGTCAAGCCGATGCACAAGATTTAGAAAATGGTGCCAATGCCGGAACCGGTACTGGATCTACCAACAGAAATACTACTATTACTTCAGTTTCAGAAATACAATACGACGAACTTGGAAATCCTATTAACAGCAATGGTGTACCACCAACTCCGCAACCATCGCCTCCGCCGGGGGATCCGACCAGCAATGGAGATATAATTGCTATACAGTCAGTTCAAGCTAACTACAATCAAACAGGCGGAGGATTTAGCTCACCACAGGATGCTGCTGCAGCAGTGGCTGCAGCCAATGGGCCGGCGTCTTCGTTAACAGCAGAACAGCAACAAATTCAACAGTTAAATAACCCCCAACTAATAGCAAAGGATGATCAATAATGGCAGAACAAACCCCGTCGACGTCACAACTACCAAGCAATTACAAAGACCCGTTGCCGCCGGGTTCCTATATCGGTGTGGTAAAAAATAACGTTGACGCTACTAGATCTGGACGCTTACAGGTTTATATTCAACATCGTGGTGCCGCGGATCCAAACAATCAACAAAATTGGCAAACTGTAATATACTGCCCGCCATTTTATGGAACTACACCAGCGGGTGCTAAAGCCGGCACTGGGGCATTTGAGCAAGGAAACCCACAAAGCTACGGCATGTGGTTTACCCCACCCGATCTTGGCACACAAGTTTTAGTTCTACAAGTGGCCGGTGAAGCCATGGCCTACTATGTAGGGTGTGTTCCTACGCTGTATGCAACACACATGATTCCTGCAATTGGATCGGTACCTAAAGCTCAAGCTGTTACACAAAATAAAAGTCAGGCAAGTTATTTTGGCAATTCAAAACGGTTACCTGTAACAGAAATTAATGTGTCTGATACTAAAATTAGTCAAAATCCTAAATATTTTGATCAACCAAAACCGGTACACAGTTATCTAGCTGGCATCTTGTTTCAACAAGGGTTAATTAACGATCAGGTGCGCGGATCAATAGGAAGTAGTAGTCAGCGCGAAAGTCCCAGCAATTGTTACGGAATTAGTACCCCAGGGCGTGCTATTTACTTGGGCGGCATCGGCGGCGGGGCGACCGGGGATGCAGGAGTTAATAGCCAAAGTTTGGCCAACGAACAACCATCGGCTGCCAATGTGGTTGCCCGCAGAGGTGGACATACCCTTGTGATGGATGATGGTGATCTCAATGGACGAGACAATCTTGTGCGCATACGCACCAGCAAGGGTCATCAGATCACCATGAGTGATGACGGCGACTGCTTGTATATCTGTCATGCCAACGGACAGTCATGGATTGAGCTAGGCCAAGAAGGCACCCTGGATGTTTACACTACCAACAGTGTAAATCTACGCACACAAGGTACTATAAATCTACATGCCGATGATGACATCAACATGTTTGCTGGCGGAACAATCAACATGAAAAGCACCAAAGGCACTATTATGCAAAGCGACATGGACATGAGTATATCAAACAAAGGCAAGTTAACCTTGTTTAGTCAAGGCAGCATTGGCCTGAAAACTCCGGGTATTTTGGCCATGACCAGTCAGTTGGGCAGTTGGGCTTCAGAATCAACCTTGAGCTTCAACGGCAGCCAAATACAGCTCAATGGCGGTTCCAAGATTGAGGTAGAAACACCAAAAGGTCTGGTCAACTACCTGCAACCCAAGGTAGAGTTCAACGCCAGCACAGGTTGGGTAGTCACTCCGGCGGCCACAGACAGCATAGTGACTCGCGCCCCCACTCACGAACCTTATCCATATCACAATGAAGGTGTAAGTGTATCAGTTAAATTTAGCGGAGCTCCTACACCACCTCCAGATGCTCCACCGGTGCCAGCCGGAGTTACAATCACAGCCACACAATGAGTCAATTCAATTATACCCTTCCGTCTGGTGCAAAATTTACCATGACAGCTCCTGCTGGCACTACTCAAGCACAGGCCGATTATGTATTTTACAGTCAGGTTGCTGCCGGTGCCTTGATAGGATTTGCACCCGGACAAAGTGTCACCGGCACTACATCTATGTTGACCAAGTTTGCACTGAGTCGACTGGATCGTGGCACTGCTGGAGTCGATGACACTGTGATCTTGTCTATTGTCAATGGCTTACCTGTAACAAGCGGAATTCCTTCATTGGTCAATGTTCCTCTCAATAATCCGGTGACACAGGCCAATATAGCTGCAATTGTTGGCACAGGATTTACAGCTCCAGCCATTGGATCACTTTCGTCAACTCAGGTACAGGCACTCATGGCACAAGTGGCCAACACAGTGGATCAACCTGCTGATGTAATGACCGATCAAAAAGGAATCGGTCAGTACGGTCTCAACTGTCAACAACTGGAACAGGCCGGCTATGTGAAACCCGGTACCTGGCAACAGTTTATATTTGACCCAGCACCGTTGACTTCGGTGCTGAATGCCCCCAGCATATGGACAGGACTCAACGGAATCAACACAGCCCAGGACTTTCTAAACAATACTGCTGCACAAAATTCAGCACAGGCCACATTGATGAGCGATGCATACAACAGTCTGCAGGCAGCCGGAGTGATCACGACTCCGGCCTCACAGGCCTTGTCGGCTGTGGTTGGTCAAGTCTATACCGGGGCCAGCCATGCCTTGACCACAGCCACAGCCACTCTGACCAATAGTGTAAACAGTCAGGTGGCTGCATTGGTCACAAATGCCAGCCAATTTGGTACAGAACTTACAGCACAGTGGGCCAGCGGATTGCCCACGTTGAACTCGGTCACTTCCAATCTGACCAGCATTGCTGGCAGTGCTGGACTGGCATCAATACCCGGAGTTCCCAGTGTGGGTACGCTGACGTCTGGCATAACTCCAACGCTGGCATCGGTACAAACAGCCATGGATAGTCTGGGCAAGGTTTCGCAATTTGCGGCCAATGCTGCCAGTACCCTGACCAGCAGTTTAAGCAATATCAGTTTGAGCAATATCAGTCTCACTAGTTTGACCTCCAACTTGCCCAATGTCAGTGCATTGACCGCCAACTTGCCCAGCTTGAATTCCTTGACGGCCAACTTGCCCAATGTCAGTGCATTGACAGCTGCCTTGCCTGATTTCGGCAGCATAGACGTTGGCAGTATACTTGGTGGCGCTGGCGATAGTTTGATAGCATCGGTACAAAAAGCCGCCGGATTTACCAACACAGTAAATCGTGCCACAGTCGACGTGGCCATGACCAAGATATTTGGCAGCAGCAAAATACCAACACCCAGTTTTGGTGCCACTCTTCCAGAATCGGCCAGCATTGGGGCTGCCCTTGATATTAGCAAAGCACAAAACATGTTGCAGGATCTACAAGGTCAGGCCACGGCCCTGGCTGGACAAGCACAAGGGCAAGCTACCAATCTGCTGACACAAGCACAGGGAACAGTCAACGGAATTCCGGTATTTAACGCATCGCAAGTTAATCAAATTCTCTGACAACTTTCAAGGTTAAATACACCATGCCGACATTTATTGGATTTAATACCATTAATCAAAACAAAAAATTCACAGTGGTGGATTTTGATCTGATCAAAATTGATCTGCTCAATGCCTTCAACATCAGACAAGGCGAACTAGTGGGTCGCCCTGGCTACGGTACCATACTTTGGAATTATCTTTTTGAAAATCAAACGCCAGAAACAACCGCAGCCATCTACACAGAAATACAGCGTGTGTGCGGCGGCGATCCCAGAGTGTTTGTCAGTGGCCTGCAGATATTTCCCCAGCAAAATGGCATACTGATACAGTTGGGCATAGCCGTAGTACCCAGCACCACAGCACAACAGTTGAGCATATTTTTTGATCAACAACAACGCCGAGCCAGCTACGTTTAACTACCCAGTTTATTAACAAGCTAAATATTACAACTGGGAACACATATGGCCACAACATCAAGACAAACAGCAATTTTTGGGGTAGAGGATTGGAAACGTATCTATCAAACCTACCAAGAAGCCAATTTCCAAAGTTATGATTTTGAAACTCTGCGCAAGAGTTTTGTAGATTATCTGCGCTTGTATTATCCAGAAACATTCAATGACTACATTGAAAGTAGTGAATTTATTGCCTTGTTGGATGTGATGGCCTTTATGGGCCAGAGCCTGGCATTTCGTACAGATCTAAACACCCGAGAAAATTATCTAGACACAGCTGAACGTCGCGACAGTGTGGTTCGTTTGGCCAACCTGGTCAGCTATACTCCGCAACGCAATACCGAAGCATCGGGATATCTCAAGGTGTTTTCTGTTTCAACCACAGAAAACATCACCGACTACAACGGTATTAATCTGGCCAATCTCACTGTAAATTGGGCTGATCCTACCAACCTTAACTGGCAAGAACAGTTTACCACAATACTTAATGCGGCCTTGGTCAATGCACAAAAGTTTGGAAATCCCGGCAATAATCAGACAATCCTGGGTGTAGACACCCAGGAGTACACTATCAATCTGGTACCAGGATATCTGCCAGTGATCCCTTATACGGCCACAATCGACACAGTGAACATGCCATTTGAAGTGGTCAATGCCACATCGGCCGGACAGAACTATGTTTATGAACCACCTCCCTTGCCCAATGGGCAGTTCAACATCCTGTTCCGCAATGATCAACAAGGTTATCTCAGTGCCAACACAGGATTTTTCTTCTTGTTCAAACAAGGAGTCCTACAAAATCAAGACTTCAATCTACCCGAGCGCATAGTTAATCGTGCTGTAAACATCAACATTGAAGGCATCAACAACACAGACATTTGGTTGTATCAGCTGGACAACTTGGGCAACATTAGCAATTATTGGCGACAAGTACAGAGTGTGTATGCAGCCGCGGCAGAGCAACTGGCTTCTGGTACCAAAAATATCTACAGCGTGACCAGTAGAACCAATGACCAGATCACCATGAACTTTGGTGATGGCATTTTTAGTACCATACCAGTGGGCACATTCCGTACCTATGTGCGAGCCAGCAATGGTCTGACCTACATCATCAATCCAGTAGAAATGCAAAGTGTATCAGTTCCCATCAGCTATGTAAGCCGCACTGGACAAATTGAAACCTTGACATTTACCTGCGGCATCACCGAGCCGGTGACCAATGCACAGGCACGTGAAACCATTGCCGAAATCAAACAACGTGCCCCGGCACAGTACTACACACAGAATCGCATGGTCAACGGCGAAGACTATACCAACTTTCCATTTACCCAATACACCAGCATTCTCAAAAGCTCTGCAGTGAATCGTGCATCAATTGGTACCAGTCGTTATCTTGACCTAGTGGATGGCACTGGCAAATACTCCAGTACTGATATTTTTGCCAGCGACGGTGCCTTGTACGAATCCGATAATGTTTATACCTTTCAATTTAGTTGGTTGACCACAAACAACATCTCGGATGTTGTGGTCAATCAAATCACACCCCTGACCTTGAGATCAGGTCTACAGCAGTTTTACTATGCCAACTTCCCTCGCCCGACGTTGTCAGTATTGAACTATACCTGGCATCAAAGCACCGTGATTACCAACGAGACCACTGGATACTTCCAAGATTCTGCGGGCAAACCAGTGCCCATTGGTGAATATGCCAGCAACAATGCCCGATATATTACCCAGGGCAGTCTGGTACAATTTGCAGCACCCACTGGCTATTATTTCAACGGAAAAAATCAATTGGTGGTAGGAGTTCCACTGCAGGCCGATGACAAACTCACAATCTGGGCCAGCCCTGCAGCAGTATATCTATCAGGTACAGCGCAAGGTCTGGGTAACTTGCCATCGGGCGTGGGCCCTGTGGTTTTGAACAACTATGTGCCCACCGGAGCTATTCCGGTACAGGTGATTCCGTTGTTTGTGACTGATATTCCTGCCACTGTACAACAAAGTGTGGTAGAGCAAATTTATCTCAATCAAAATTTTGGTCTGGGCTATAACAATCTAACAAATACCTGGTACGTGATCACCTCCAACAATCTAGCCGCCAATGCTGCATTTAGCTTGACCAATGCACAAAGCACAGCCGGAACCAACAGCGATGCGTCGTGGTTGATACAGGCCACCTACAACGGGTCAGTCTATACTGTGGTTTCTCGTTCGTTGAATTACTATTTTGGCAGTGTGTTGCAGACCAGATTTTTCTTTTACACCAGTGATCTCATCTATGACAGCAGAACCGGCACAGTGGTACAGGACTATATTAATGTTCTCAAAATCAACAGCCAACCTGATACATCACAACCACTGGGATCCGACAGCATATTGAATATTATTGATCAGCCGGTCTTGAGTGACGGCCTAGTGGATGATTTTCAAGTGGTAGTCAGCTTTGCCAAGGTACCAGGAGAACTTACTCCAGTCAATCCAGATTTCTTTAATGACATTGTGGCACCCGGTATAGATGCCAATCATAAGCTGGTATTTTCTCAAGCCACTGTGGATTTTGACAATCTACAGCGTTATTTGTTGCTGGAACCCGGCACGGTCAACAGTGACTATCCTACTCTAACAGCCATACAGGCGGTGCAGACTCAGTATGTGACCGGCCAGGTATTTTATGCCTACAACCCAACCGGTGCCACCAGCAACATCAATTACAGTGCCGGCACATTCTATGTTTTGGGAGTCGACAGCCTGGGTAACCCTACCTTGACTGTGTCCAATAGTTATTTGGCCCAGGTAGGACGCCAAGATTTATATTTCCAATATCGACACAACAGTCCTTTGACCAGCCGTATTGATCCTGGAAGCACCAACATCATTGACTTGTATGTGGT